CGTGCTGAACAAGCACAACTGTCTGGTCAGACACTACAAGGCTTGCAAGAGATGCGTAACAGGTCACAACTAGCAGGTACGTTAGGCTTAGACGCTATGGCTGAAGCAAGAGCAGGACAGGCTCAGAAGTCAGGACAAGCACTAGCAGGTTTGACAGAGATGCGTAACAGAGCGCAGCTAAGTGGTCAATTAGGTTTAGACGCGCTTACAAGTTCTTATGCGCCTTTACAGAGTCTTTTAAGTACGTTATCACCTGCACTACAGGCAGCAGACATAGCAGGAGCAGGTCAGCGTCAAGGCGCTCAGTTAGGCGCATCAATGTTACAGTCTGGTCAGGAAACACAGCTTGGTGCAGAAATAGCAGCAGCAAACCTACAACAACAGCAGATACAGGCTATTGCTAATCTGTTGGGTGGTCAGCAAGCTAATTCTGTTACAGGACAGGCAGCTACTACAGGCTTGCTTGAGGGTTTGTTTGACAGGTTTATCAAATAAAAATCAGGAATACTAGGATTAAATTATGGCTAATATAGATATTGCGTCTTTGTTTTCTGACATTGTACCAAACCCTGCACAGCAACAACGAGAGCGTACACTACAACAGAATGACGCAGTTAATCAGGCTAACCTTGTAGGTACGTTAGGTGGCATGGCTGCTTACTTAGCGCCAGAGCGTAGTCGTGCGTTACAGCAGTCTGCGACAGGTTTGCTTGGTATTGACACACGCACTGAGTCTCAGAAGGCTATGGAGAAGCTGAAAGACGCTAAGATAGACTTATCTAGTCGTGAAGGTTTGATTAAAGCTGCTAACATTTATCAAAACATTGACCCAATAAAGGCAGCACAGCTTCGTACACAAGCGGCAGCTCTTAAAACAGAAGAAGACAAAGCAGCTCGTGTGGCAGTAAAAAACCAACAAGACGACACTATTTTTGCTTTAGATGTAGCAGCAGCAACAGATACGCTAGCTCAGCGCGGAAGTGTACGTGAAGCGTTACCAGAGATTGCAAAAGGTTTTGAAGAGAGAGGGTACAACGACATAGCTAGCCAAGTGCAGAGCGGAGCTTTATCAGTACCTGACGCTAATAAACTAGCAGATGCTAGAACAAATATTGAAAACACTGACGAATGGGCAAGACTGAATGATACTACTATTTTTAGACGCTCTGACGGAGAAACAGTAAGCACAGGAGAAATACCTCCTGAAATGATTATGACGCTTGGGGAAGGGGACACCAAAAGATTAGTAGGGATAAACCAAGACGGATCAGTTGGTTTTAATGTATCAGCTGCGTCTTTGTTATCTGGGGAAGACACAGCATCTGACGCAGTTCCTGCTGCTAATCCTTATTATAACGAAGTTGCGACTAGCTTTAATGCAATTAACCAGAACATCTCAACAGCAGAGCAGTTAATAGCAGATTACCCACGCTCTACAGGTTTAGGAGGTAACATACTCCAAGCAGTTACAGCCAATATACCTGTTGCACGAGAGATTGCTATGCAGCCTCGGATTGATTTACAGAATCAGATTGATTCTATTATTTCAAACATAGGTTTTGACAGGTTGCAGAAAATGCGTGACGAGTCTAAAACAGGAGGTGCGCTAGGTAACGTATCTAATATTGAATTAGGTTTGTTACAAGCAACCATTGCTTCTTTAAAAGTTGAGCAAGACCCTGAGCTGCTACTTATGAATCTACAGAAAGTAAGGCAGCATTACGAAAACTTAATGAAAGCAGAGATGGGTTTGTCTGTAGAGGTTGACCTAACTAATCCTGCTTACGCAGGTCAAGTACAGCAGCTTGATGGTGTCATATACGTTAAAGACCCTGACTCTCCTACTGGATGGTCAAAACCTAAAGACGCGAATTCTCTAACAATTAAGAAATTATAGGTAACTTTATGGCTGATACAGCTGTTAGTCAAGAAATAGCAGATAGACTCAACGCGCAAGTTGCTGATCAGTTCGGAGGAGGCTCTACTAACGCCTCCTCAGGTCTTGTTCCTTTGCTAGAACAGCAAGAAATATCAGATGAGTCTTGGTACGAAAGACCAGATATGGTTGCTCGTATGCTTATTGATGGGGCAACTTTTGGTTTTTCAGACGAGATAGCAGGCGCTGTTGGCGCAGGTTTAAAGACTGTAATGGGTGAAAACAATGTCCGATCATACTCTGAAACGTATGCAGATATTGTAGACGATTTAGAGGCTGAGCGTAATGCCTATGAAGAAAACAACACAGCTGCTGCTATTGGTTTAAATGTAATAGGCGGTCTTTTAACAGCGCCTGTATCTATTACAGGATCAATAGCTCGTGGTCTTGGTTTGGCAGGGCGTGGTGTAGCTAGGGCTTTACCTTCTGTTGGAAAAGCGGCTACGGATGTTGCTAGATTTGCTCCAGAAGCTCAGCAAGCAATATCGTCAGTGTCTCCCGCGATAGGAAACATTTTAAAAGCGGGTCAGAACATAAATCCAACAGTCGCTAGCGTTGCTAGGTTCGGTACTGAGACTGCTGCAACAGGGGCGTTAGCAGGAGCGGGTTACGCTAGTCGAGGAGAGGACGTTACAGATTCAGCACTAGATGGCGCAATGTATAGTTTGCTAGCAGGAACAGCTCTTAAAGGAGTTGGGATAGCGGCTAAAGGAGCTACAACTCGTAGAGTGGCACAGGATTTGGGAGAGGGTGATTCATTCATACCACTAAACGTTGCTGACTCTGATGGTTCAGTGGGTAAAATATATCGAAAGGTCATAGGCAACCTCCCTGTTGCTTCAACAATGCTAAAACAGCAGACAGATAACATAGCTAGTCCGTTAAAACAAGACATTGCTAATGTAAGTAATAGAATACTTAGCAGAGAAGCGTCTGCTACAAATAAGTTTTTAGACGCTGAGACAAACAGCTTACAATCTCTATATAAGAATGCTGAAAAAGCTGTGTTAGCAGGGAAAACTGAAGAGGAGGCGGCAAAGACTGCGTTAACTCTTGCTCGTAAACAAGCTAACGTTACAGCTCGTACGCAGAAAATAGATAAAATATACTCTAATGCTGAAGCGGGTTTTAGGAGAGAAGTTTCAGAAGCATCTGTACCTGCATCAGCTAGGAAAGTAGAAGCAAAAAATATACTAGACCCTAAGAACACAATGCAAGACGTTGTAAGAAACTTACAAGACACATGGACAAGTAGAGGATTTGAAGTAGTCCGTGGTCGTTCGTTTAGAGTATCTCAGGATAATCTATTAAAAGATATTCAAGAGACTGCGGGGGATGAGCTTGGAGATATAGCTGAGCTGTACGGAGTAAACAAAGCCAGAGTTCCTGAGATGATAAGCGAATTTATAGGCAATAACGTCTCAAAAGGAGTTATTTCAGGAGAGAAATTAACTAGCCTGCGTAATACAGTGTCTAGGACAGCTTATAGTTTATCTCAAGGAGGTGGTGAAAGTGCTGTTAGAGGCTTCGCTATGTCAAAGGTTCTTAGCGAGTTAGACAATGTTATTGAAAGACAACTCACCGGAAGCAACCGTGCTAAGTTTTCTGCGGACAAACAAGCATATAAGACTTTTATGAATCTTAAATCTGCTGTTGGTAAAGCATCAACTAAAGTGGGTCAGAGAGGGACGTTTACTCCTAATGATTGGTTATCAGCACTGGCATCAAACTCAAGAAGAGAGTTGCAACAAGGTACTGGAGTGTTTCAAAAACAGGCTGACGAACTTGGTGATCTACGAGCCAGAGCAAATGAAACAATAAAAAAGGCAGAGGATATTACAAAAAACAACATGGCTCTTGGTCTTAAAAATCAACAAGCAGTCCTCACGAAGCAACAGAAAGACTTAGCTATACAGATGGCTGTTAAAAAGAATAACGCGACTGCCGGACTTAATAAACAAAAAACAGGACTTACCGAACAGCAGCAACTGGTTCGAGAGGGTCGTGAAGCAAGTGTTGATGAGATGCGTAGCCTACAACAATTAAAAGACACGTTAACGTCTAAACAGAACCAACTACGTTCTTTAGAGCAGTCCTTACCTGACAGCAACTCAGCATCTAACCTGTTAAGTATCGGTACAGCGTTGTCTCTGTTGACACCCGCCGCTGCTCAAATAGGCGGTTTAGCTGCTTTTGGCGCTTTAGCAGGTACTCAAGGCTTTCAACGAGTAGTAGCAGGACAGTCAAGGTCGCAACAAGCGCTAGCTGAAGGCTTAACAAAAGCCTCACCTGCTTTAGAAGCATTACGCAAAGCAACACAGTTAGGAGCTGTAGAGGCTGAGTCTGCACAGACTTCACTGAACGAGATGCTACAAGTATCCAGAATGGGGACACCATCAGCAAAGGCTGCTATGCTTAGGAAGCTACAGGCTACTGGACAAGCAGAGCAGCTTAGAAGTGTAAACCCTGATGCGTATAGGTCATTACAGAATGCACCGACTAACTAGCTACTTCACCGGCGCGGCAGACATCAAAAGAATAGCATAGATTTTACAATCTGTAAACATAGAAGAGGTTATTATGAGTAGACCATTACCACAGAAAGGCGCACGAATGACTACAAATAAAAAGACTAGAAAGAAGAAGCCTAAGAAGAAGTAACCGAATCCTCTGTGCTACCTTAGGATCGTCCCTGCGGACGTAAACAAAAAAGCCCTGTAGAGATTGGGATGCTCTACAGGGCTTTTTCTTACTCGTCAGTTAACTGCTTTATTACTTTCCTACCTCTAACAATAAAATCATTAACCTTCTCGTCTTCTTCCATGAGCTGCTTCAGGCTGTGTGGCAGATGATCTACGTCCCAGACTATCCTACACACACAAGCTGAACCAACCTCTTTTAGCGTTATACAGCCGTTACAGTAACGACCCACTAGATGCCACAGACACCAGAGGCACACACAGCTTCACTGTTCTCTTCAAACACCACACCCTTGTGCTTCATAGCCTCTTTGTAGCTACACATCGTTAACGGCTGACCACCTCTAGCACCGTCAGGATAGCAAGTAAAGCCTCGTAGTCGTGGAGCATACTTAGCCAGTATTGTGGCAAACTCCATCACACGATCTTCGTTGTTACCTTCACTGCCCCAAGGCGGTAGGTTAATGGTAGATGAGATAGACATATCAACATAGTCTTGAACATCAGCTTGGAACTTCAGCCTACGTTCAAAGTCATTAACCATTGATGATGACGTATCAATCTTATCAGGGTCTAGTCCGTGTGTCTTGATCAGGTCTTCCGCTGTAGCGTCTACAACGTATTCATACTTCCACTTATCACCACCAACTAAGTAACGACGCTTATAAGCAACAGCGAACAGCGGCTCTATACCTGTTGTCGTACCCGCTAGGATGCCTATAGTGCCTGTAGGAGCGATTGCACGGTAGGCGACAGGCTTGGATATACCTAGAGCGTCACAGAGGCTGTTAGCGGCCTTCTCGGACTCGTCACGATACACTTCTAACCAACGGTGTAGCTCTTCTGTAACCTCGTATGAACTCCCACGCTTCAGTAGGAATTCGTGCATACCCATCAAGCCCAAGCCAAGTCGTCTGTTCTTCTGTCTAACAGCGTACACTTTCTTGGTTGGTAGGTCGGCGGTAAGTGTGCCTGCGACAAGGAACATTGAGGCAACTCGTACGATTGACCTGAACTCTTCAATGTCGTCAATAGCACCAATATTGATACTGCCGAGATTGCACACATCACTATCATCTTCACTGGTGACTTCTGTACAGGCATTCCTGAGTGTTTCATTTTCTTTATCTCCAAAGTTGAAGCTAAATCCGGGTTCGCCTGTCATTAATGCTTGGCGACAGTTCTGCACAAACGTTTCAGGTAAGAAACCATTACTAACAGCATCCAAGAACTTGTCATCGTAGTTCAGGCTAATGTTGGTCATGTCTAGCGGTGCAGGAAAGTTGAAGTTGTTCTGCTTAGCATCAAAGACTGTAACGCCTTCAGCGATAGGTATTGAATGCCAATCCTTAGCAGCCAAGAACTTCTGTGCGTCACCATGCTGCCAGTTCAGCGAGGCGTAGATAGCACTACGTCTACTGCCGCCCTGCATCACGTTTCTGCCTATTTCGTTTATAGAGTTCATTAGTGGCAACGGCCCTGACGCTTCCCCGCCTGTCCTGCCCAGTGGTGACCCGCTTGGACGAAAGACACTGTAGTCGATGCCAATGCCGCCGCCGCTCATTAGACAGTCGCTTGCTCGTTGTGTCAGCTTTCCCCATTCTTCTCTAGTGTCCTCTTCACCTTTCAACAGATAGCAGTTGTTGTAGAAACTAGCCTGCCTGCCTGCGTAGTAAATGTAACGTCCACCTGCCATGAACTTAAACTGCTTCATAGCGTTGCCCAGATACTCTGAGTCTGTCTTGTTAAGGATACCTGTACAGACATCGTGCATAAGGTCGTCAACCTTCTCTGCCCAAGTCTGTGTTGGCGTTAATGCGTACTTATGTCGGAATATTGACTCACCAAAACTGTTTCTAAAATCGCTCATAATGCTTCCATCTCTGCTGTAATATCTGTGAAATTGATTTCTTTAAATTGGTCTAATGGAATCCAACAACACGGTTCGTAATCTTCAGGGTCTCCCCTATCTTTCCTGCCTCCCATGCCTAGTCTAAACTTAACAGTAGCTAAGTCAGCGTAGAGAACACAATCAGAAAACTCTACAACTAACAGGCATTTTGTGTCCGTCTGTTGTGCCAGTGTCTGAGCCGTTAGATACTTGTCTAGCGACAGCATATATTCAGAATATCTGTTACTAGGCATATTCCTTTTCTTTAGCTCAGCCCAAGCGTAGATTACACCGCCACGAGATAAGGCATAGTCCACCTTGTACTTACGACCTAGCTTTGTTGTCTTACAAGACCATTGATCTGATAACTTAGACGCCAACCTGTCTTCTGCCGCTAGTGTGGTGCTGTTCTCATATACAGGTCTCATGCTGCTTGACCTCTATCTGAATCTTTAATAAAAACACCTGCACCGTTTAAGTAGCCTGTACGGTCTTTAATGTCTAGGTAGGCAACTTCTAAACACTCTTCCAATGTTAGCTCGTTCATCATGGCTAGGTTGTTCAACACCACCAAGCAGTCGCCTATGTCGTCTGCAATGTCCCTGTGCTTTGCTACATTATCAGCAAGCTCACCTACTTCACTAACTAGCTTTAAAGCCTGTGTAGGCACTGTGCCGTTGACGAAGATACCACGTTCGCTGCTCCACTTTGTACACAGCTTTATTAGCTCATCCATTCTAGACATTACACTGCTCCTCTATAAGTCTGTCCAAGTACCAACGTGCTTTGCGTAGGTCTTCTACACCGTTCTTGTCCTGCCAACGATGTGTGTACTTGATGACGTTACCGTTTAAATAGCCTAAGAACGCCTCACTGTTAAGACGTTCTTTCATGTACTCGATACACTCAATACCGTTTCCTTTGTAGTGGTTAGGATTGATAGCATCTTTACTAGTCTGTGAGGCTTTCTTTTCGGCGTTTAGTTCTTCGTTAACACGTCTAGCCTGCGCTCTACGTCTCTTGTTTACAGCGTCCCACTCTTCAGCAGGTGATTTGTCAAGGAAGCTCATCGTATTCTCCTAAATCTTCCAATATCTGATCTAATTTATCTTCTACCTTGTCTTCAAAACGATCTACTAACTCTGTGGAGTTTATCTCTAACGTCTCCAACACTGTTATCTCGTCTAGTAGGTAGAGCTGTTCTTTAATCTCTGTGAATGTCTTACTCATTCTGCCTTCTCTCCAAACTTCTTACGCAGGTATGACATACTAATAGGGAGTTCGTCAAAGCTGCCGTTATCAACCTCGTTAAACACCCAGATACCACGCCATGACAAGTTAGTCTGCGGCGACAGGTAAGACTGGTCTTCTTGGTAGAAGATACCTGCAAACAAACCAGTAACTGACACACCGTCAGCTCTACGAGCGTAGGCAATGTCTCTGTCCTGTACGTGTCCCATAACACAGCTTACCATCTTCTTAGTCAGCATCAGCTTAGCAGACGCTACAGGGCGTCCCATGACACCGCTAGTGAAGTAGTGGCTGTAGGCAATACCGTTAATCATCTTAACTTCTAAGAACGGTACAACTTCCCAACCCATCTTCTCTAGACCTAAGTCAGCAAACGACATCAAACCTTCAAGCTCAGGACTGTCTTCTACTGCTCTAGTAATCCTATTCTCGTGGTTACCCAGTAAGAACACTAGCTTAGGCTTCCACAGCTTGTGCTTGTTAGTGCGTAGGCGTGCCTGTTCTTCCTTTATAGGCGCTAGGAAAGCCTCCATAGCCTTCTTACCAGACTCAACATCAGCTTGGTAACGTCTGCCTTCAAAGGACTTCTTACCCTTATCGTAGCTAGACAGGCTTGGAAAGTCCCAGTGGTCACCTAAGTGGATGATAACGTCAGGCTTCATCGCTACAGCGTACTTCCCTGCCCACGTTAGATGGTCTGTGTTAGAATCAGGTTTGACTTGCGTGTCAGGTATGACAAAGTGTCTCATGTCTTTTTCCTCGCTGCACGTTCTTCGTTAGTTTTAGATTGATGACAGGTTAGACACAGACACTGCATACCGTCTGCTTCACAGAACAACCTCTCTGCGAACCCTGCAATGTCTTTGTAGCTACTTAACTTACCTGCCGGAACAATATGGTCTACCTGTATTTCTTTGTTGGTAAACCACTCAGAACATTCAGCACACTGATACTCGTACTTGTGCCTACATCCTGTTACTGTCCTCTCTGCATCCTTCTTAACTTGAAACTTAACAGGGTATCGACTGTAAGCCTGTCTCAGTGCTGACCGTATAAACTGCCAGTAACGAGCCTCAGTCCATGTCTTCCCTGCCCTAGTGCGTGGCACTCGTGGCTTCACCATAGAAACGCTCCCCTGCTGTACGCTCTCGTGGAGGCATCCACATCTGACCCTCTGTACGTCTTAGCCACAACAGCCTAGCGTTCTCTAACGCTCTGTCATAGCCCAGTTGGTCTTCGCAGATGTCCCACATATCAGTCTCTTTACGACACCCACCAATGAGGTCTTGTGCTGCTCCTGCGCCTATACCGTCAACGCCAATGATGTTATCAATGGTGTCACCTGTCAGTATTTGCTTATAGAAGTTTTTCAAGCCTGTCTCGGCAGTGATGAAGTAGAGGTCGCGTTTAACGAAGTTGTAGTGCATACCTGCTATTTGGTCGAAGTCTTTGTCAATGCTAACCATTATTGGGTCGTGGTTGAGGTAGTGCGTAGACGCTGCGATAGCAATAGCATCATCAGCTTCTTCACCCTCCACCAGTATAGCTCCCCAATACTCTATAGCGTGTTGACGAACGTCAGGCAAGAACTCAGGCTTGGGTGTGTCTTTCCTGTTCCCTTTGTAAGGGGCAGTAGTGGCTACATCGTGTCTGAAGTTGTTGCCGCCTGTTATGTATAGAACGTAGTCGTGGTCTGCAAAGCCTAATAACACATCAGATATTAGACCGTTAAAACCTCTAATGGCTTGTGCGCTAGTCTCACACACACAAGCCACCCGATAGCAGAATATATCGCCATCGATTAGAAGCATTAGAGGGCAGCTTCCAGATCAATGTCAATATCAGAACCTTCAGCTGTGTACTCATTCAAGTCTGTAATGACTAGCTTCAGGCAGGTTGGTGAACGACCCTTCTTGCCTTGGAAGTCCCAATCGTACGAACCCAGTACAGCCTTAGCCTTGGACTCGTTACCGACAAGGCAGCTAATCTCGTCACCATGCGTGTTGTAAGCTCGCATCGGGTTTGTAGACTTAACTGTAATGAAGTTACCTCGTGCATCGTCTTTGTTCTTCACAGCAAAGCCTTGCTCTTCTAAGGCTTCTACAGCGGCGTCAGAGAGACGAGACATATCTACCTGATACTTACCAGACATTTGGTTAGTAGTTGATAGGTTTGCCCAGTATAGTTCTGTGTTGATCGTTAATGGCTTGCTCATAATTTATATCCTCAAGTTGGAAGTTAAAGCCTAACACTAATTGTGTGCTAAGTCAATGAGTTTGCGACCAATTGTCGCCTATCTGATACTCGCCGTCCATAGGACAACGTAGCTCCATTTCTACACCTGCCTGCTGCATAGCCTTCTTAAATGCTATGCCAACTGCCTTGGCGTAAGCCTCCGGTGTCTCCACCTGAAACTCGTCATGTACGTTAGCCACAATCTTGAAGGGTATCTGTAACTCCCTCAGACGACTAACCCCAATTAGCAAAGCCTTCTTCATGAAGACAGCACCGCCGCCTTGCAGTAGATAGTTCAATGCTGTGTGTTCCTTACTGACCCTAATGCGTCTACCATCAAGGCTAGGAATAGTGCCACCCTTAGCTGACACTTTAACAATCAGTTCTTTTAACGTCTTCAATGCAGGTGTGTTGTCTAGGAAGTTCTGCTTCAGCTCTTTGCCGTGTGCAGCTCCCTTGCCTGCAATGCTGCCTATCTTCTCATCACCTGCACCGTACAGGAATGCGTAGATGAATGTCTTAGCCTGAGAACGTGTCTCCAGACCCGCTGCCTGCTGATTAGCAGTATGTATGTCACCTTCTAGTATTGTCAAGGTGTAGTCATCGTCTTGCATATAGTGGGCTAGCATACGTAGCTCCAAGCCTGACGCATCAATACCGACTAGCTTGTTGCCTTCGTCCACTGTCCAACACTCTCGACACTCACCACCCAACCTAGCCTTTAAAGCCTGTACAGTAGACATACCCTCTGTCACAGACTGTGTAGCAGGTATCTGAGCCATGTTAGGGGCAATGTGTGACATCCTACCTGTAAC